CTCTATGTTAATGGTTCTAAGGTTACTTCTTTTGCTACAGAGAATTATCCAAGTTCGAGTTATTCAACCAACTTTACATCAGGAGCATCTGGAGTTGCTCATGTTGTTGGTGCCAATGCGTATGAAGGGTCAGGGCCAGATTCTCAACATTTTGACGGCTATCTGGCTGACATTGTTTTTATTGATGGGCAAGCACTAACCCCATCTAGTTTTGGTGAAACAAACAGCGACGGTGTGTGGATACCGAAGGATCCGTCAGGTCTGACGTTCGGAACTAATGGATTTTACCTAAAAGGTCAGGATAGTTCTGCACTTGGCGATGACACCAGCGGCAACGGTAACGACTTCACAAGCAGTGGCCTAGCTGCGGCGGATCAGGTTACGGATAGCCCGACCAATAACATGCCCACCCTAAACCCGTTATCCAGCGGTACTGGGGCATTAAGCGATGGCAATTTACAATACACGGGGGTATCTGGAAATTGGTCCAACAGTAGACTGACCTTACTTGTACCAGACACAGGCAAGTGGGCGATAAGGATGAAATCAGCATCCAGCTATCAACAAATTATAGTTGGGCTGTGTGCGCCAGACAGCGCATGTCCTTACACTGATATTGATATTAACGGCGTAGTTCAAATTCGTTACAACACTCAGGATGGAAATTTTGTAACAAGGGTAGGTGGCTCTCTAGTAAATGATACCGGCGCACCTACAACCGCTGCCCAGACGTTCTTTCAACTTCTGTTTGATATGGATAACGGCAAATTAGGAGTGGCGGCAGATGACGCAACGTCAGGTACGTTTGCAGATATTTCAACATATTCAGCTTTGGACTTAAACGGTGCTAGTTTATCTACAGCCCGACAGCCTTTTGTACAGGCATTTTCTGGTACAGACGCTAATGCTGGAGTAATTATTGATGTTGGTCAAAGCGGTTGGGAAACTACAGTCACGGGATTTAAAAATTTAACTTTAGCCAACCTTGACACACCAACAATCAAAGATGGGTCAGCGTATTTTCAACCGGCACTCTACACAGGCTCAACATCAGCCCAGGACATTACTTTTAGTGGCAACTCGAACCTCCCGCCTGATTGGCTCTGGTTTAAAGCAAGAAGTGCATCCGATCATTTCTTATTTGATAAATTAAGGGGTGTTCTTAAAACAATTTCATCAAATGATACTAATCCAGAAGTAACTTCAACAGGCAGTATGACAGCCTTTGGTACAGACGGTTTCTCGCTTGGCGATGGTGGTTCTGACAACGATATCAACGGGGTTGATGGAACTAACTATGTTGTATGGGGCTGGGCTGCTAACGGCTCCGGCAGTAGCAATGAAGACGGCTCTATAAATACTACTGCTACATCAGCAAACACAACGGCTGGATTTAGTATCAGCACATACACTGGCACAGGTTCAGCAGCAACAATTGGACATGGATTAGGCGTTACTCCTTCAATGATAATTGTAAAGAAAAGAGATTCCGGTTCAGATGATGCGTGGGTTATTTGGCACACAAAGCTATCGGGTGCTAACTACTATCTTAATTTTGATAATGGCGCACAGGACACATCGGTAAATTATTGGAATAATACGCTTCCAACGTCGTCTGTTTTTTCCGTTGGGGCTAGTAACGGCACTAATCAAAACACCAAAACATTTGTTGCCTACTGCTTTGCGGAAATTCCGGGCTACAGCAAAATTTCCAGCTACACGGGAAATAATGATGCAGACGGCCCTTTTGTTTACACAGACTTTGCCCCGGCCTATGTGCTTTGGAAAAATATAACCACTGCCGGAAACCACTGGGTTGTTGCTGACCGTGCGCGAAGCCCCAAAAACGTAAGTGTCGAGAGGCTGTTCCCTGACCTAACTAATGCCGAAAGCACCAGCACAGCCATGTGCGATTTTTTGTCCAACGGTTTTAAAATTCGATCAACGATGGGGGAGATAAATACTTCTGGCGACACCATCATATATATGGCTTTTGCGGAAAACCCCTTTGGTGGTGGCAGCATTCCACCAGTGACAGCAAGATAGGATAAGATTATGTGGAAATACTCCGGCAGAACTATTAAGGAACACAAAGCGTGGACCGATGACAACGGTATCACGCACCCCCGGAACTGGCACATCTGGTCGCCATCAGAAAAAGCTGCTGCTGGTTTAACTGAGGTAACACCAGAGACGCCACCGGACTCGCGTCTTTACACTTGGGGATATCAGGCTGACGGTGTGACGATATCCAAGACAGCCAAAAGCATGACCGATGTCAACGAGGTTGATGGCAACGGAGATCCCCTCCTTGATAGCGACGGCAATCAGGTCATTACCTTGGGAGTAAAGTCTGAGCTAAAGGCTGAAGTAAAATCTCAGCAGGGTTCGTTGCTTACACAGACTGATTGGGCTGTCGTTCGGAAGGCTGACAAGGGAACCGCAATCCCCTCAAACATCCAGACTTGGCGCGATGCGATTAGAACCAAAGCAACTGCAATGGAAAGCGCAATTGATGGTGCGGCAAACACTGATGCTGTAGCGGCGCTGTTTGTTGCCTATGATAAAGACGGAAACAAGTCCGGTATTCTTTACGATTGGCCTGTGTTGGGTGACTAAATGCCTCTGTCGAAGATACAGTTTCGTCCTGGAGTTAACCGAGAAACCACGTCTTACGGCGACGAAAACGGCTGGTTTAACTCGGATTTAATTCGGTTCCGAAAAGGCCGTCCCGAAAAAATGGGTGGCTGGGCGCGTCTTAGTAGTAACACTATTGAGGGCACTGGCCGTTCGCTGCATGTATGGGCCGCGTTGAATGGTTCCAAGTACATGGGCCTTGGTACGGAAACCAAGTTCTATATCGAAGAAGGCGGTGGTTACAACGATGTAACGCCTATTCGAGCAACCACTACGCTCGGCGCAAACCCTTTGAAAACCGGATCGTCAAGCAGTGCGGTGGTGACGGTTACCGCACCTAGTCACGGCGCGGTTAGCGGCGACTTTGTCACGTTCAGTGGCGCGACCACCACGGACGGCATTACAGCGGCTCAGTTAAATACTGAACACGAACTTACAATTATTGACTCAAATTCTTACACCATAACGACTTCTGGCACCGCGTCTTCCGGCAGCACGGCTGGCGGCGGATCTTCTGTTGTAGCGACATATCAGATCAACACGGGTCTAGGAACCGTGGTTTCCGGTAACGGTTGGAGTGCGGGAACTTGGGGTGGTTACAGCACGGGCTACTCTCAAACCACGCTTAACGACAGCGGCGGTATAAGCAATTCAGACACGTCTTTCATACTGACCAGCGCGTCAGCTTTTGAAACAGCATCTACGACCACGGCGAGTAACCTCACTGCGGCAAGCACAAGCATATCCGTAGCGGACTCCTCGAACTTTCCTGCCAAGGGAACTATTAAAATTGGCAGCGAAAACATTCGCTATGGCAGTAATGCTGGCAACGTGTTTGGCGATCTGACAAGGGGCGACGACGGCACTACCGCCGCCAGTTCTTCAAGTGGCGCGTCGGTTACGTTTGTCGGCTTGGTGCTAATAGAAAACGAGCTTATCCAATACACTGGAAAGTCCAGCAACACCATAGACGCAGGCGTCGCGAGAGGCGCAAGGGGCACCACTGCGGCTGCTCACGACGACGGTGTAGTGGTTAAAGAGGCGAACGACTTTATTGGATGGGGAGAGGAATCCGCTACTGCTGCCGAAAGCGGCTCCAACATTCGTCTCTGGTCCCAAGATAACTGGGGCGAAGACCTGATGTTCAACGTCTTCGACGGAAACCTGTTCTACTGGGACAAGACGCTTGGTCTTGGTAACCGGGGTTCTGCTTTCTCTTCGCAGTCTGGTGCTTCTGACGCACCGACTATAACCCGCAGGCTAATGACCTCGACCACAGACAGGCATGTGGTTTGCTTCGGCTGCAATCCGCAGGGGGAAACAGACCAAGATTTGCTTATGGTGCGCTGGTCCGACCAAGAGAACCCATTTGATTGGACGCCGACAGCCACGAACACCGCCGGGTCGCAGCGTATATCGTCAGGATCCGAGATTATTTCGGCTCAGAAAACGCGCCAGGAGATGCTTATCTTTACGGACACGTCTCTTCACGCCATGCGGTTTACGGGTCCTCCGTTCACGTTTGGATTCAGCATGTTGGCGAACAACGTGTCGATCATAGGCCCGAACGCCGTGACCACCGTTGGTGACAAGGTGTTCTGGATGGATCGTGAAAACTTCTACGCATATACGGGCCGTGTGCAGACCATCCCGTGTACGCTGCTTCGATATGTGTTTGATGACATCAATCTTGAACAGAGCTTCAAATGTTTTGCAGCATCCAACAAGATGTTTGACGAGGTGTTCTGGTTCTATCCGAGTGCGGATGCAACAGAGATAGACCGCTATGTAAAGTTCAACTTTACGGAAAACACTTGGGACCTTGGGACGTTGTCTCGAACCGCTTGGGTGGATTACGGCATCCACGATAATCCAAGAGGGTGCGGAGCCGCCAGCGGCACGAACTTCGTGTACATCCATGAAAGCGGTGACGACAACGACGGCTCTCCAATGACGGCGTTTATTGAGTCCGCCGACTTTGACCTTGGCGATGGCGAACAATTTATGTTTGTGGACCGGCTTATTCCGGACATCGACATTACAAGCTCTGATGCGGACGCTTCGGTTAACTACATACTGAAGACGAGAAACTTTCCTGGTGATAGCTTGACCACTAATTCTACTAACGCGGTTAAATCCAGCACACAGCAGGCTTTTTTGCGTAGCAGGTCTCGTCAGGCCGCGTTACGTATTGAGAGCGACACCACTGACATAACGTGGACTTTGGGCGATTTGCGTCTGGGTGTTCGACCGGACGGGAGACGATAATGTCAAAGCTTCTTGACCACGCCATGCCTTTGGCCCCTGACGAGTACGACGCGGACACGTTTGTCCGGATCATGCGCGATATTGAAATGGCGCTTACAAAAATGGAGTTTCCTGCCGTGATAAGTGGCGAGGACGATACTAACGGCGTCAACTGGTTTATGGACTAATGGCCTCTGCGTACAAAAATATAGCTACAGTTGTCGGATCCACCGGAGATGTGACGGTTTACACCTGTCCTGCGGCGACCCAAGCCATTGTCAAGAATATAAATTTGTATAATAGTCACTCCGGGACTATAGTAGTTTACCCAAAGATTACCGACAGTTCCTCCTCCACGACCGTTACGCTGGAGAAGAATAGCATAGGAACTCTCGCAGACGTGTCTCTTGCCGGTCCTTTCGTTCTGGAAGCCAGCGACACGCTCATATTCAACTGTGATACAGCAGCAAAGATAAACGTCTTTGCAAGTGTTTTGGAGCTTTCCTGATGCTACAACCCTCTCATTTTACACCAAGCACCGGCCTCGCTTCATTAGCAGAAGCCTCCCCTGATTATGAGCTTGCTCCCGTTGGTTTGGCGTCTTTTCAGGATCAGGCTAAGAAACTAGCCGAATTTGGTCGAAACGGGGACATCTACGTTGTACATGCTGCGGAAGGCGAAACCGTAGTGCCCATGGAGGTTCTCAACGGAAACCCAAAAGTTAAAGAGCTTCTGTTTAAACAAATGGAAGATATGGGTCTGGACCCGCAAGAATTTATTGTGGGCAGCGATCTGAACAGCATAAACCCGGTCACGGGCCTGCCAGAATTTTTTGTCAAAAGAGTGTTTCGTGCGGTAAAAAAAGCGGTCAAAAGCGTTGCGAAGATCGTTAAAAAGGCTGCGCCGATTGTCCTGCCAATCGCAGCAGCAGCATTTGGTGTGCCTTTCTTGGGACCGGCGTTCGGCGCGGGCACGTTCGGCGCGAGCTTCTTAGGAAGTGGTATCGGCACCCTTATTGGCGGCGGCAGCTTCAAAGATGCATTAAAATCAGGTTTGATATCTGGTGGCCTAGCCGCAGCCTCTACAGGCATCGGTTCTTTAATAAAAGGCGGAAATATCGGAGACGCTTTAACGGGCACCTTTACTGGTGCTACCCCTGTGTACGACACAGCAGGTAATTTGATAGGAACGCAATATGCGGCCTCGCCATTTGCTGATGCCCTTGGGGCCAGCCCAGCAAGAGTTGCTAGTGCCGCAGCTTCCGACGCACAGTTCTCCAAGTTGCTTGGCGGGGATATCGTAGACGCATTTACAGGTGAGGGGCAACTGTTTGGTCCTAAACCAACGGGCCAAGCTCCCGGTTTTGTATCGGCGACAGCGCCGACTGGGCCGGTCACCCCAAATCTTAATCCCAACGCAGCAGCTATACAAAGAGGTAGAGAAGCAGCACAAGCAGCACGAGCAGCGGGTGCACAGGGCTCATATCAAACGGCGCAGCTTGCCACTCCCACACAACCGATAGTTGGGCCTCCTACTTCTTCTAGTTATCAAATGGGCCCAAGTCTTGAAGACTTGTCACAAAGATACTTCGGGGGCTCTGCCGCTGCCTCTGCCCCTGCCTCTGCCCCTGCCTCTGCCGCTGCCGCTGCCTCTGCCCCCAACCCAGCTTTAGCCATTGGTAAAAAATTAGATACACTTTCTCCGGAGGGCGTTTTTAGAGCAACCCAAGGGCCAAACACCGTCCTTGGTTACGACATAGGAAAAGCAATTGATTACACGCCTTTGGGACCGAACTTCACGGCAGCGGATGTTCTTAAAGAAGCAGGAATGACCACTGAAAAAGCCTTGCAAATAGGCGAGCCCGCAATGAAAACATTGACGGCGAAAGCCGCCGACATAGCAGCGAAAGCCAGCCCCGGAGTGGCCCAAAAGTACGGCCCAGCATTAGCTCTTGGAACGGGAGCCGCTGCCCTTGGCGGCGCGTTTGACGTAGAAGAAGTTGAACAGCCCACAGAGGGTGACCTTGAAGGTTTTGTA